CGCCGTATGTCAACAAGGCTACATTCGCCTTGAAAGTTGCCAGAATGTCGCAGGGCGCCTTCTCGTCACGGAATTCTCCCTCATGGAGCTTCATGTAACAATACCGCATATACAATGCGTTGACAATGCAGTTTATGATGACAGTAAGAGGATGACCTGAAGGGTTCGAGCCGTTGAACATGACCAAATCTCCGTTCATGTTAACAACAGGAAAAGCGATATCCTCAGCCATAGCATAGATAGGTAAGACTTCTTCCTGACTCCAGCCACACGCCATAAGAATCCGAGCAATAACGTCGAATGCTGCGAGAACCCACTCCGCCAACATCTTCTTGTCGAACTTGCCATAGTCATCTGCAATCAATCGATCGATGCCAAACTGGGTCAAGTAACTATGGAAGTTAGTCCACTCCCGCGACTGACAAACCGTACCAGGCGCACCCTCAAAAATAAATGGGTTCTCCTGAAAGACCTTGACAAAAGGGAGTAGATACGCCCGGATGGCAATGGCCAAATCCGTAGGACACGCCGTGAAGATACGAATCTTACCGGCTTTCAACTTAGCAAAAGCGCGAGCTTCGTCCTTCTGCTGACCACTAAATACCGAGCAGGTTCGAAATCCATTCTCGAACTCCAGCATGATCTGCTTCACGCGCTCCAGCGTGACATCATCGAACATCTTACCTTCCGGAGCTGTCTCCGTTGGATCAGGATACAAATGGTACTTCTTGGAATGATTGTACGGTTCACCCATGGACGTGTTGAAGTTCATCTTATCGATGTACTTCACTCCCGCAATACCGTTGATCGCATCGTACACAGAAAGTTTCTGCATATTTTTCTTGTCTTCCTCCGACAAGTGTGTCATGACGTCATTCACATACGCGGAAACACATGCGTCAATGTCACTGTTGCTTACAACATGTCGCTGGTTACACGTATCCAGGTACGCGTGCCGCCAAGGTTGCCAGCCTCCTAACTCGGGCGCCCCAACGTCCAAGGTCCATCCCCGATCGCGACCAATCTCCTCCGAGA